CCGGCCAGTGGTTACTGGTGTACCATAGAAACTGTATCGCATTGGGTGCGCAGTTCGGCTCTGGTAGGCACTTTGGATTGTGTCTGTTTAAGCCTCAGGATTGGGTTAAGTTCCCCCACATGGTACGTGCTCTCTAGCAGTACCTGTTCAGCAGGCGATATGCCAAAAGTCAGGCTGAGCTGTGCTCTCGCATCCTCAGAAATTTCCATATATGAAACGGGCAGCGTTGTTGTGATTCTGCCCGCCTTGGTCATGGTGTGTGAACCCAGATGCAATCCTATAAACTCCTTGCGCCATTGGTCACCCTCGCCGTATTCATAATGGCAGCAGACTTCGTTTTCTGCGTTGAGGGCGCCAATTGACGCTAGGATGTTATAACAACATCTGGATAGGACGGGTGAGTTGGGATACATGAGATATGTGGAAACAAGGTTGCCTATAAAAATAGCAGCGCATTGATTCCTGCCTGACCGGTTAACGGTCCAGCAGGCTCGCTTTAGGTGTCGGATCGGATCTACGACACACCTTGGCTCCCCCATATCAGTGTAACACAACGCGGTATGGCAGTATTCTTCTTTGCCTATTGTTTCCGCTAGTTCACCCTCCAACACCATACCAAACACCTTTGGGACAATTTCAGACGCCACCGCGTAGAAAAGCTCCGCCTTGGAGCGTTCTAACCACAGTTGTGAATCGTCACCATCACAAAGAAACTCAACGTCGATGCCCGCAGCCTCAGCCACGGTGCGAACGATCATAACGTTTATGATGGAATTGCCTCCGCCGGTATTCCGGTCTCCTGACATTCTGGTCCCTACTGCTTTGTACTTCCACGGTCCTGCTCTACAGTTGTTGATGAGTTGTTTGTCCAACATTTTGAGAGGCAGGTTTGTCATCTCGCGCCAGACTCCATGTTCTAGCGCGAGGGTGTGGGTGTGTACGTGGCAATCGAATTTCTTGAAATCGAGAAGCCAACATGCAGCGTTGGGTATCGCACTTCGCTTTTCATGCCAGACCTGTGCACGTCTGGCAAGTGTCATTCCCTTTGAGCATTCCGGCAGGCCAGTGGGACCAAGTCCAGGCCCCAGCAACAACTCATGTTCAACTGGTTCCATAAACTTGGCTAACTCGGCGTTCGTGCCTGGTGCTCGGAACTGTATCATCCTAGGCGGCTTGGAGACAACGGTTGCAGGGTCGTACTTGTCACATTTGACAAAACCCGTTACCGAAAAGTCCAAACTATTCCGCTCACCGGTCTTGTTGATTCCCTCCACAAGACGGTTGCGTTTTGTTCCTGAAAACTTAGCGATATAATCGTTGGTGCCGCTAAGATGGACGACTCTGTTGTTAATCCACTTGGTCGCTACACCGCGCGCAATATCCAGGCACTGAGACTGGGTATATTCCGTTAGGGGCACGACCGAATTGGGTTGCAATAGAACAGTTCCACGTGACGTATGTTTGAGCCACGTAG